AACTGTTGGTCAATGGTCTGAAGAGTTTAATGCAATATCTCTTGGCATAGATTCAGAAACATTTCCAGCAAACATTGACTTAACAACAACTAATGATGTTGTTGCAGCATCCGCTTATGGAATCTCATCAGATACCGCATATTATTTAGTTGATGGAAATTATCTTGCTGCAAGGAATACTGGAATTCCATTAGTTTTTGGTGCATCTGGTATTACAAAACTTTTACCAAACGGAAACAACCCATCAGTTATTTTTCCTGGCAAAGGGTTTTTGCATGAAGAAGGAAGATATAATAATTATACTATTGAGTTTTGGGCAAGAATTAGTTCAGAAACTAATTCAGCAAAAAGAATATTTGGGCCTATTGGAAGCGAAGACGGGCTGTATGTGGAAGGTGGATTTTTAACACTTTTCATTGGCGGTAATTTTGCTTCACACTTTGTTGGTGAATGGTTTAGGCCAATGCTAATCCATATTGCTTTAACTAATAATAACGCAATAGTAATGATAAATGGAGAACAGGTTATATCTTTAGACTTTATTACTTCATCAATTAGTTTAGCCTCTGGAGTTGAAGAAAACTGGCTTGGGTTCTATGCACACGAAGATGTAACTCCAGTTGAGATAGATGCTGTTGCTATTTACTCCTACAGAGTTCCAGATATTGTTGCAAAAAGACGTTGGGTTTATGGTCAGGGTGTAGGTTCATCAGAAAATATTGATTCTGCCTATAGCGGAACCTCTGCTGTAATTGATTATCCGTTTGCAGACTATACTGCTAATTATAATTATCCAAGTTTTGCACAATGGCAACAGGGAAGTTTTGATAACTTGTCAACAACCGCAACCTCGTTAACAACTCCTGAATATGTTTTGACAACAATTTTTACGGGTACAAAAACACTTCAAGATTTATATGATGACTCAGACACCCTATATTCAAACATAGCAAGCGGAGACCTTGGTACTGACAGTAGGTTTATATCACTAAATCCTAATAACTCCTGGAATAATGAAGGAGCATATATTAACTTTTCAAATTTTAATATATTAAATGATCAAGTGGCTTCTATCTACGGAGTCTTTCAAATAAATAATCAGGGCAGCGGAGCCGATGATGAAGAACAGATATTATTTAAAATATATAATCAAAGCACAGGAAACTATTTTACTGTTAATGTAGACGGACTAAATATTGTTTACTCTTTAGTTTTCGGTGGAGTTTCAGAAGAAATTTATCGAACAGACCACATTGGACTTCAAGAACTTTTTGCAGCAGGAATTAATATTCAAAATCTTGTGTTAGAAAATGGTGGAAATGTTGCTACATTCTTTGGAAATCAAAACTCCTTAAGCCTCTACGTTGGCGGAGATAACTCTGGAGATAAAACCTTTAAGGGTTATATTTTTTCTGTTGGTCTTTCAACAGCATTAAACTCAAATGAGATATCCTCATATTTTGAAAATAACGGAACTGCGATTGTTGATACTTATACTGGAAGCGGAATTGAGTATTCAGAAAATGCCCTTGCACTTTTAGCGCACACAGCAAGTTATACCCTTTTACCAACATTTGCATATAATAAGTTATTCTTCGATATTGGAGTTTCAGGGCACTGGGAAGACTACCTACCTTTATCTTATTTTGGACAATATGTTCAAAATGATATTGGAAATTCTTTTTATGACTTAGACTTCTTACAGTTTAATCTTGGATATCCATCTACATCTAGCCTACTACAATCAGAAACTGTTGGATCCTGGACGTATCAAGGACTAAAAAATGAGTATAGAGTCTTAACAGAAAAGACTTATGGTGAGTTGGATAATGCACTATTTACGGGTTGGAGTAATTACCAAGACCTATCCCAAAAGTCTTTAAAAAATTATGAATATAATACAGAACAGGCATCAATTAGAAGTTATATAACTTTCCAGTATATTAGCGATGGAGCAAATGCTTTACCTGAAACATTTACAACTACAGTTTCTGCAAAAGAAAACTCAGTTATTGACGTTTCTGAATACGCATCTTGGGGTACAACAAAGTTTGAGGTTGTTGATAATACTTTAATTTATCCAAGAAAAGATGTTGACTTTAATGATTTAGCAATTGTTTATAGTCTTGATTTTAATGTTCGTGGAATCTTAACAAAACCAGTATCTCTTAAGAAACTAGAACTTGCTTCTCAGTCTTTTAATGAAAATTCATTTAATCCAGTTGGAACAAGGTTTGGAACTGATCTATTTCCATACAAGCGTTCTGGTATATATTATGACTACAAAGGAAAAAATCCTTTTAGCATTTATAAAGGAAGCACACCTTATCTCTATTTCAATAAAACATCTGGAATTCAAGTTCGTGGAGATTTTGACTACAATTTTGACCGTGGTATTTCTATGCCTATTAATCAATCTGTTGCAGAAAATTATAAAGTAAGTGCTTTTCAATCTTGGATTAAGTATGATAAAAGATCTTTTCCATTAACTCCAATAAGTTTATTTGAAATAAAATATAAGGCAGATACCATTATTTTTAATATCGTTGCAAATGATGAGTTTGGGCAAAGAGGCAAAGTTTTTGCAAAAAATAAAAGCGATAACTCAGATTTTAATGACCTTTCATATTTTGTAAACGGAAAAATTGTTTATAATCCAGTATTAACCTTAAACGAATGGGCCGTACTAGGGATAAACTTTGGAACGGCCTTAAACCTTGACTTATTCTTAGGATCTATAAACTTAAATAGCCCAGCAATATTTAATAACATCTCCTTTTACCAAGCAAATAATCTTCAGCAGTTGCAATCTAGAAGCACTAGACCTTGGAGCAGAGTTAAGCAAGATGGAGAAATCCAGCAGGATTGGGAATTCTGGCTAAACAATTATTCTTGGGATAGCACCTTGTTTACATTAGCCTCAGCCTTGTATGGGGTAAACTCACAAGAGGTTTATAACAACTACATGGGAACTAATAAGATTATCATTGATGACGAAGAAGGCATGGTGTTTGATGCTGACAAGATGAGAGTCTATAATGACACTAGTTGGTCAGTATCGGTAGGCACACCAGTATAGTCTGCTATACTTATGGTTATGGATTCTCTATTTAGCCCAAAAACTGGTAAACCTATTGTCGAAAATGTACGACGTAAGGTCATTGATAAGCATTATGACTGGGGTCTATACGTGTACAAGAAGTCAGATGGAAAGTGGTTTACTGACGGAACTGGTTCTGTATTAAACATTCCCGCTCAAAAAGGTGACATCTCAAAGATTGCAGAACTTAAAAAGGCTGCAGTATTTAATGGTGATGATGGGGAAGGCAAAGCGGTCTTTGTTCCAGGATTAACAAGAATTTCAGAAGAAGAATATTCAGAACAAAAAGACAGAATGATCCAAGGTTTAATTCCAAATGTTAATGACCTAGGCGCAATTGCAGATGCACAAAAAACATTAAAAACACACGGAAGGGATGCGTACGAAAGTGACTGATGATGATAACTTCCAGTATGTTAGAGCAAGTTTAAATACTCAAGAACAAGAGGATAGCCAGTTTAAGGGTAGCGACCCATTTAATAAAAATTGGGAAGAATTAAAAGAATACTCTGGCTTAGATCAAAACTTTCGCCGTCGTGTAGTAAGACAGATTAGCAAAGCAGTATCTCCAACACCAGCGTATCTAGATTCTGCAAATGCAGTACCTGCTGGAGTAGACGATGCTGGATCAAAGGCTCTTAATCCTGGAACTGTATACAGGAACGGATACGGTCTATTTGATGTAATTACACCACCATACAACATGTATGAACTAGCAAATTTTTATGACACATGTTTTTCAAACCACGCTGCAATTGATGCAAAGGTAGAAAACATTGTAGGTCTTGGTTACAGGTTTGATGTTACAGATAGAACTTCACTAAGATTAGAAACTTCAGAAGATGAAGGCGCAACTGGTAGAGCAAGAAGCAGAATTGAAAGAGCAAAGATTGAACTTCGTGATTGGTTAGAAAACCTAAACGATGACGACTCTTTTACAAAAATTATGGAAAAGGTTTATACCGATGTTGAAGCAACAGGTAACGGCTTTATTGAAGTAGGTAGAACACTTAAAGGCGATATTGGTTACATTGGTCACATACCAGCCACTACTGTTCGTGTTCGTAGACTTAATGATGGATACCTTCAAATTATTGGTCAGGCCGTTGTTTACTTTAGAAATTTTGGTGCAAACAATCCAAACCCAGTAACAGCAGATAGCCGTGCAAATGAAATTATTCACCTTAAGTCATACTCTCCACTAAATACTTATTATGGAATTCCAGATATTGTTTCTGCAATGCCGTCATTAATTGGTGACCAACTAGCATCAAGATATAACATTGATTATTTTGAAAACAAGGCTGTACCACGATACATCATTACCCTGAAAGGTGCAAAACTTTCTGGAGATGCAGAAGACAAGATGTTTAGATTTTTACAAACTGGGCTTAAGTCTCAGTCTCACAGAACTCTTTATATTCCACTTCCTGGAGATACAGACCAGAACAAGGTTGAGTTTAAGATGGAGCCAATTGAAAACGGTATTCAAGAAGGATCTTTCAAGGAGTATCGTAAACAAAATCGTGATGACATTCTAATTGCTCACCAGGTTCCTATATCTAAACTTGGTGGCTCAGATTCTGGTTTGGCGGCAGCACTCTCCCAAGATCGTACATTTAAAGAGCAGGTTGCTAGACCAGCACAACATCATTTAGAGAAGGTCGTTAATAAGATTATTAAAGAAAAAACAGATGTTCTTGAACTTAAGTTTAATGAACTAACTCTTACAGATGAAATTGCTCAATCGCAGATTCTTGAAAGACTTGTTAAGACTCAAATTATGATGCCAAACGAGGCTCGTCAGGCTCTTGATTTGCCACAACGCAAAGATGGAGATGAGCCATTTGTCATGACTCCAAGACAGGCAACTGATGCTGCTGCAAATCTTTCTGGGAATAGAGCAAGAGATACAGAAAGAACAAATAACAATTCTGACTCCCCAAGTACAGTTGCTGGACGCAATCCTGCGGGTGAGGGTAGATCGTCTCAGTAATTGAGAAATCTAATAAAACATTTGGTATAATGGATTCTGATATGATGATAAATAAGGCAAATTGGACAACAGACAAGGATAGCCTACGTCTGTCAATGCCTATTGGTAAGGTAGACGTAGAACGCCGAATGGTCTCTGGCTTTGCATCTCTTGATAACATTGACAAGCAAGATGACATTGTTACAGCAGAAGCAAGTGTTCAAGCATTCAAAAATTTCAAGGGCAACCTAAGAGAAATGCATCAGCCATCAGCAGTAGGAAGAATGATCTCATTTAAAGAAGATCGCTATTTTGATCCAAATTCAAAGAAGTTTTATAACGGAGTTTATGTCTCTGCTTATGTTTCAAAGGGTGCACAGAATGCCTGGGAGAAAGTCCTAGATGGCACATACACTGGTTTTTCTATTGGTGGCAATATTAAGGTTTGGGACGATGCATATAATGCAGACCTAGACAAGTCAATTCGCATTATTAAAGATTATGATCTTTATGAATTGTCATTAGTTGATAGCCCAGCAAATCAATTTGCAAGTATTATTTCTGTTGAAAAGGTAAATGGT